GGTAAGTGGAACGGGAGGAACGTTGGAACCATTACGTAATCTCCTTGAGCGGTACGGTGATGACTTTACGCCTAATCTAAATATAGAGTGGGATGATATTACTATCGAAACCCTACTAGCTAAAGCTGATCTTGAAGCACGTTGGTCCTTTAACATCCCACCTGTGGCAAGAAAGATAGAGGGAGTAAGTGCAGGTCAACTAATAGAGGTGGGTGCGCGACCTAACACGGGTAAAACATCCTTCCATGCTAGCTTGATAGCCGCGCCCAATGGCTTTGCACATCAAGGTGCTAAGTGTATTGTGCTATGTAATGAGGAGCCTACTCACAGGGTTGGTGCAAGGTATCTAACTGCTGCGGCTGGTATGTCAGCAAGAGAGGTAAAAGAGAACCTATCAAAAGCCAAGTCATTGTATGAGCCTGTGATGAATAACATCAAGATCAAGGAAGCATCTGGACGTGACATGAACTGGGTAGAGAGTGTTGCTAAAACCTACAGGCCAGATGTTCTAGTGCTTGACATGGGTGATAAGTTTAAGGCAGAAGGTGGGTTCGCTAGACAAGACGAGGCACTCAAGGCATGTGCTATTCATGCTAGGCAGATTGCTAAGTCATATGATTGTGCTGTATTCTACATGTCACAGCTATCAGCAGAGGCAGAGGGTAGATCACAGTTGAACCAGTCTATGATGGAAGGGTCACGCACAGGTAAAGCAGCAGAGGCAGACCTAATGATCCTGATTGGAAAGTCACCATCTGTTGAAGGACAAGAAGAGGATAGTCCATTGCGACATATTAATATTGTCAAGAACAAGTTGAACGGTTGGCATGGTATGATAAACTGTGAACTCAATTATTTGACAGCGAGGTACGAAGGATGAAACTAACATTAGATGTAGAGAATACCGTCACACATCGTGATGGCAAGATGCACCTTGATCCGTTTGAGGCGAACAACAGCCTGACAATGGTGGGCATACTAACTGACCAAGGGGAGTGTTACACATTCCCATTTGACCATGAAGAGCATGAGAGTGGGCATGACTACAGTAAGCGTGTTCAATGGTTTTTAGACGAAGCCACTGTGCTTATATGTCACAACGCAGCGCATGACTTGCTGTGGCTGTGGGAGAGTGGCTTCAAGTATGATGGCCCTGTCTTTGACACGATGCTAGCTGAGTATGTTTTACAGCGCGGCATTAAGGAGCCGCTATCACTTGAGGCATGTGCAGAACGCTATGACCTTGATACCAAGAAGCAAGATACTCTCAAGGAGTATTTCAAGCGAGGCTACAGCACACGCACTATCCCCATTGATGAACTGACGGAGTATTTGATTGCTGACCTTGAGGCTACACAGCAACTGTCAGACAAGCTGATGTATCGACTCAACACCCCTGCTGACAGTGGCCTCATGGGTACTGTTGACCTGACTAATCAGGTGGCTGTATGCCTGTCGCGTATTTATCAACGTGGTTTTACTGTAGACCGTGATGCATTGGATGAGGTGCGCACAGAGTTTGAGCGAGAGCGTAAGCAACTTACCGATGATCTACAGGCTCATGTGCGTAGGCTGATGGGCGATACACCAATCAACCTGAACAGTCCAGAGCAACTGTCTTGGGTTATCTACAGCCGCAAAGTAAATGACAAGCAGTTCTGGGCCACACAGATTGATCCATACATGGATGACGTAGAGTTCCGTCGTCTAATTAGCGCACACACAACACGCCTGTCAAAAACTCGTGCAGTCCAGTGTCGTAAGTGTAATGGCACAGGCTATGTGCGTAAGTTTAAAAAGGATGGCACTCCTTTTGCCAAGCCTAATAGATGTCAAGTGTGTGATGCACAGGGTTATTTGTTCCAGCCTACACAACAAACCGCTGGCTTAAAGTTTAAGGCACCATCACCTAAGTGGGCTAGTGCTAACGGTTTTAGCACAAGCAAACAGAACCTTGAGACATTAGAGAAAGCAGCACGTGTCAAAGGAATGACAGACGCAGTTGATTTCTTGTCAAAAGTTCGACGCCTATCTGCCGTAGACACATATCTGTCTTCTTTCGTTGAGGGTATTAAGATGTTTACCAAGCAGGACGGTAAATTACATGTTCGTTTATTGCAGCATCGCACAGCAACTGGACGGCTATCGGGTGCTGAACCTAATATGCAGAACATGCCACGTGGTGGTACTTTTCCTGTTAAGAAAGTATTTGTGTCACGTTTTGACGGTGGTAAAATTATGGAAGCAGACTTTGCACAGTTAGAGTTTCGTGCTGCTGCTTTCCTTTCACAAGATGGAGTTGCAATTGAAGAAGTATCTACTGGGTTTGATGTACACAGTTACACCGCTAAAGTTATTACCGATGCTGGTCAACCTACGGATAGGCAGACTGCAAAGGCTCACACGTTTGCACCGCTTTATGGCGCAACAGGCTTTGGGAGAACGCCAGCGGAAGCGGCATACTATGAACACTTCACGAAGAAATATAAAGGAGTTGCCGTATGGCACACCAAGCTGGCTAAAGAAGCTATCGCGACGAGGAAAATAACTACTCCATCAGGCAGAGAGTTTTCTTTTCCCGACGTAGTTCGTAAACATACAGGTAGAGTATCTCACTTTACGCAGATCAAAAACTACCCAGTGCAGTCTTTTGCAACAGCAGACATTGTGCCTGTGGCTTTATTGCACATTGATCAACTACTTGACAACATGCAGTCATGTGTGGTAAACACTGTTCACGATAGCATAGTAATTGATATTCATCCTGATGAAGAGCAAAGGGTTGTTAGGATAATAGAAGAGACTAATGACCAGTTGCCTTACTTGATTACTGCACGTTGGGGTGTAGTATTTAATGTGCCATTAGAATTGGAGGCAAAAATCGGACCCAACTGGCTTGACACAAAAGATGTCTTGTGATATAACTACGCATTCAAACTCAAAAGAAGGAGTATAAATACATGAATGAAATAACTACTATTGATACCAATAACTATGCAGCTATGGCAAAAGCTATGGGTATAGCTAATGAAGGCACAGGCAATAATAAAAAGTCCAGCACTCTGGCTAGACTTCGCATACATCATACACCTATCATGGGTCTTGCAGAAGTTAATGGTAAAAAAGTAAACGTTGAAGTCGTTGAAGGAGGACAATACAAACTGGAGATTCCAGATGGTCCTACTTACTATTCTTCATCAGCATCTGTTCGTCCATATATGCAACGCTTTATGTATAAGCGTTTTGTTATGGCATCAGGTAATACACCTAACAGGTATATTAAAACTGTGATGGCAGACAACTTAAACATTGATCTGAAGGATAATGATGGTGGTTTTAATTGTGGCAAACCTGCTGGGTATATCCAAGACTTTAAATCTCTGCCTGAAAAAGATCAAGAATTAATCAAGCAGATTAAGCGGGTGCGTGTAATCTTTGGCACAGTTGAACTGGATAACCCTACGGATGATCAGGGAAACTCTGTGTCTATTGATGCCGCCCCGTTTATTTGGGAAGTAGACAATCGTGATGCCTTTAAAAGTTGGGGTGAAGTGTTTTCTACTTTTGCAAAACAAAAGAGACTACCTATTCAACACGTAGTAAATGCAGCAACAGAGGAACGTAAGCTACCTAATGGTAGTAGCTTTTATCTACCAGTTACCTCTGTTAATCTAACTAACGTTGTTGATATTGAGCAATCAGACCAAGAGTTGTTTACTGACTTTATGGAATGGGTTCAAAACTACAATGAATACATCATCAATACTTATGCAGAAAAAGCTAGTATGCATAACGACGATGATGACATTGCCATCACTGATAGTCTTTCTGATATGATTGACATAGATGAAGAAGAGGTGGCATAATGAAGCACCCTGCTGAATTGGCGTTACATCAGTATATGGAAAATGCTGCTAGTGGTAAATCCACAATGTCTGAGGAGACAATGCTCCAAGTAGCTACCGACGTATCTGAGGCACTCAGCCGCCAGTTCGGCAGGGGCAACAAGCGAGGTGAGTTTGGTCTACGTATGTCAAACGTAGGTAGGCCAACTTGCCAGCTTTGGTTTGAGAAGAACGAGCCAGAAAAAGCACTGCCCCTGCCAACTACGTTCGTAATGAACATGATGCTTGGAGATATTGTTGAAGCGGTCTTTAAAGGTCTTCTAAAAGAAGCAGGAGTAAAGTATGAAGACAATGAAAAGGTTACTCTTAAACTTGATGACGGCACATCTATTGATGGCACATATGATATTGTTATTGACGGTGCTGTAGATGATGTTAAGTCTGCCTCTAACTGGTCTTATAATAATAAGTTTGAATCCTTTGATACTCTCAAACAAGGAGATGCGTTTG